GCATAAATTTCACAAAGAGTGTCTTCAAGGCTTTTCAGCATCCCGGCAGTCTCCTCCATTTCGCCCGCGTTTCCATAAGCACCGCCCGAAGGGCTGTGCACCATCAGACGTGCGTAACGGCTCATCTTCACTGGTTTCCCACAAGCTGCAATCACGCTTCCCATAGAAGCCGCCACACCATCGATATAGATAGTGATATCCGCCGCACTCTGACGAAAAGCGTTGAAGATGGCCATACCAGTGAATATATCACCGCCTATACTGTTGATGCGTACATCTATCTGCTTGGATGCGGATTCAGCCTCAATCAGTTCGCGGGCGATATCACCACTACGTACACGGTCATATTCGCCTATCTCTCCATAAAGCAGGATGCAGGCGGCATCCTTACCGGGTATTATATTAAAAAATCTTTTCATCAGGTTCCGTTCTTTTTTCGACAAAGTTAACCGCAAGAACCGGATGCGTCAATACATATAAAACATGATAAAACTTTATGCATCAATGATATAATAATATAGCATTCACATGTTTCAAGCCCCTTGCAACGGGCTCTTTATCTGACGAAATTTGCAATAAAAAGGAGTTATTATGGCTACAGATTTAACCATTGCACAGAAGAAGGAATACGCTGGAGTACTTTATCTGAAAGACAACCTGACACAGCAGGAAATTGCCGAGAAGGTAGGTGTCAGCCGTCAGACCCTTTCCAAATGGATCAAAGCGGAAAAGTGGGAAGAGCGCAAAGTCGGCATCACGCTGACACGCGAAGACCAAATCTCCAACCTGCACAGGCAAGTGGCGGAAATAAACAAGGTCATCATGGAACGCGAAGCGGGCAAACGATACGCTACACCTTCCGAAGCCGATACGTTGGGAAAACTGGCGGCTGCCATCAAGAAGATGGAAAGTGACGTGGGCATTGCTGACATAATCAGCGTAGGGATGCGGTTCATCAACTGGCTGCGTCCTGTCGACATGAACAAGGCGAAAGAATTCACCGGATTGTGGGACATGTTTATTAAAGACTCCCTATGAAACAGACGGACAGAGACTCTCTTCAAAGGTGGGAAGAGTTCAAAGAAGACATATATAAGGATGTCCCCGTAGAGGAAAACTTGAGCCGGGCGGAAATAGAAAAACACCGTACCTGGCTGGAAGCTCACCCGATAGAATGGATAAAGTTCTTCTTCCTCGCGTATGCCAAATCTGAATTTGCCGACTTCCAGAAAAAGGCGATCAAAAGATGCCTGGCAAATGACGAATGGTACGAAGTGCTTTCATGGGCGCGAAGCCTTTCAAAAAGTACCGTCACCATGTTTATCGTAATGTTCCTTGTACTGACAGGACGCAGGAAAAACGTTATCATGGCCAGTGCTACGGAAGATGCCGCCATACGCCTGCTCAAACCTTACAAAACGAACTTTGAGAAGAACGGGCGTCTGAAAGCCTACTACGGGAATCTGGTGAATCCGGGAAGCTGGAAGGAGTCGAATTTCATATTGAAGAACGGGGCTTCATTCATCGGCGTAGGTGCGGGAAACGCGCCGCGCGGTAGCCGTAACGAAGCCGTACGTCCGGACTGTCTGCTGGTGGATGACTTTGATACGGACGAAGCATGCCGGAATCCGGATACGGTAGACAAGAACTGGCGCTGGTGGGAAGACGCGCTCTACTTCACCCGTGACCCAGCCGTGCCCACCACCATCATCTTCTGCGGAAATATCATTGCCAAGGACTGCTGTATCACCCGTGCCGGGAAACTGGCAGACCACTGGGACATCGTGAATATCCGTGATAAAAACGGAAAAAGCACCTGGCCGCAAAAGAATACGGAAGAAATGATAGACCAGGTTATCTCCAAGGTAAGTACCGTCGCCGTACAGAAGGAATATTTCAACAACCCGATTTCCGAGGGTGAAATATTCAAGGAAATAACCTACGGCAAGATTCCCTCTTTGAAAAAATTCAAGTTCCTGGTAGTCTATGGCGACCCCGCACCGGGTGAGAACAAAACCAAAAACAGTTCGACAAAAGGCTGCTGGCTATGCGGAAAACTGGACGGGAAACTTTATGTAATCAAAGGATTCCTTGACCGGGGACTGAATGCGGAGTTCATCAACTGGTACATATCACTCAATGAATACGTAGACGGGCGAACCACTCTCTACAACTTTATGGAGAACAACAAGCTTCAGGACCCTTTCTTCCAGCAGGTATTCAAACCACTTGTACGGAAAGCCAAAAAGGAAAAGCGTGTAGAATTGAACATCAATCCGGACACGGAAAAGAAAACGGATAAAGCCACCCGTATCGAAGCGAACCTGGAACCGTTGAACCGGGAAGGAAACCTCATCTTCAATGAGAACGAACAACAGAACCCGCACATGCAGCGTCTGACAGACCAGTTCAAACTTTTCACCCTGCGCTTGAAATTCCCTGCCGACGGTCCGGATTGTATCGAAGGGGCAAACAGGATTATAGACCGCAAAATGCGTGTCTTACGGCCCGGGCATTCCGCTTCGCGTTCAACCAGACAAAAAAATAATAAATACAGACTATGAGCAAATTTATAGAACTATCTGACTATGACGCCAGTATCCATCGTGACATACTGGACGCACTGACCCGCAACGATGACGCCATCGTTGAAATCTGCGAAGACCGTGCCATTGCCGAAATGCGCGGCTATCTCTCCGGACATTATGATTGTGACAAACTGTTTGCCGCTACCGGAGACGAACGGAACCAACTGGTATTGATGATGGCACTGGATATCGCCATCTACCATATTTTCACCATCCATAATCCGCAGAAACTATCACAGATGCGGAAAGACCGATATGACCGGGCGGTGGAATGGCTGATAGCCGTTAAAAAAGGCATGTCCGTTGACGGGGCACCGGAACTGGAAAAAGCGGAGCGCAAGTCAACCTATGAGTTACACAGTAACACCAAACGCATAAACCACTATTGACATGAAAGGAAATACCATAACCACCGGGGGAAACATTCCCCTGCCGAGACAACAGCGTCCCTCAACCATTATCCTGACACAAACAAGACGCTTCGGAATCGACATAGGCAGTTATATGAACGCTCTAAGAGCTGCCGAAAGCATCGACTTTCCCCAACGCGCCAAGTTGTATGACCTGTTTGAGGACATCCTGATGGACCCGCATCTTTCCAGTGTCATCAACAAGCGGAAAAGTGCCATACTCTGTTCTGTTATCGAGTACCGGCGGGGTGGAAAACCGGATGAGAAAATCAATGAGCAGTTGCGTTCTCCCTGGTTCCTGCGTTTCCTGGGTGACGCGTTCGACGCAATACCTCAAGGTAACACTCTTGTGCAGTTCTACCGCGACAAAAAGACCGGATGGCTGAATTACATCTTTATTCCGCGCAAGCATTACGACCCGGTACGTAAACTTATCCTCAAGCGGCAACATGACATAACCGGTATCCCTTGGGATGAATTTGATGACCTGCTGTTTATCGGTGAACCCCGTTCGCTGGGTGAACTTGCAAAGGCTGCACCGTGGGTTATATACAAGCGGAACAGTACTGCCGACTGGGCACAGTTTGCCGAAATATTCGGGATGCCGATGCGTAAATACACGTATGATCCCGATGATGAATCAGCTCTGGAGCAATTGAAAGAGAACGATGCCGCACAGGGTTCCGCTTCGTCATGGTTCCTACCCGATGGCTGCAACATGGACCTGGTGGAAAGTGGCAACAAGACAGGCAGTTCGGACCTGTACAAAAGTCTGGTAGACACTTGCAACAGTGAAATCAGCAAACTGTTCTTGGGAAACACGCTGACCACCGAAGCCGGAACGAAAGGTTCCCAGGCACTCGGAACGGTGCATGGCAAAGTAGAGGAACGTATCGCGCAAAGTGACCGGAAGTTTATCCTGAACCTGCTCAACTACGAGATGACGGATATATTCCTGCACCTTGGGATCAATACATCCGGTGGCGAATTCTGTTTCGCGGAGCCCAAAATGATTGACCCCACCACCAAGATGAACCTTTTCACACAGGCAAGCAGCCTCGGACTGGTAATCAGCAAGAAACAGATGTACGACGAACTGGGGCTGGAGTGTCCGGAAAATGAGAAAGACACTATAAAGCGACCGCAAGCATCTTTTTTTCTTCCACAAATAAATGATATCGAAGAGGTAGAAGAGGACGAAGAAAAGCGGAACGCTCCACCTGAAAAGAAATCTCCCGAAAAGAAGAAAGGCGGATTCAGAAACTGGTGGAAAAGTTTTTTCGTAAAAGCCCCGGAGGCGGGAAACCACGGGGCTCCTTTAGAGTGGTGATAAATGAGCTTTACCGGGACGCAGCGGTAGACAGCGCTTCATCCGGATTCTCATTCGATGATGAAGTGATGAGACAGGCACTGAAGAATATCTACAGCAAAAGTTTCCATCCGATGACTGACATCGAGGAAAACCTGTTCAACGAAACATGGAAAGCGATGAACGAAGCTACTGACAAAGGATTCGGAATACGCCAGCCTGTTGACCCGGACTATGATTTCTACCAGGAACTGAAACATAACAATGCGGTATTCTCCGCCTTCAAGGTGCATCGTGCGCAGAATGATATGGCGGCACAGTTACTGGATTCGGAAGGTAAGCTAAAACCATTTGAACAGTGGTCGAAAGAAGTACAACCCATTGCCACACATCAGATGGAACACTGGCTAAAGACTGAATACGACACCGCAGTAATCCGCGCCCACCAGGCGGCCGACTGGAGACAGTTTGAACGGGAAAAAGACATTCTCCCGAACCTGAAATGGCTGCCGTCTACCAGCATCCATCCGGGAGCAGACCACAAAATATTTTGGGGAACAGTATTGCCCGTTGACCACCCGTTTTGGAAATCACACCGCCCGGGTGACAGATGGAACTGCAAATGCCCATTGACGTCAACAGACGAACCTTGTACACCGATGGACGGGATTCCGGAAGGCGGCGATGATGACAAGCCGGCTGACGGGCTGAAAGGGAATCCGGGACAAACCGGGGAACTCTTTGACAAGTCGCATCCATACGTCGAACATGCGTATGACGGGGCGGAAGAAGCGGTGAATAAGTTTCTGGAAACATCCATAGGAACCAACGTTCCAGCAGGACTGAATGTACACGAGCAACGCAAGTGGATAGAGAATGTGCATCGTACGGAAGAAAAATTGAAACTGGAGCAAGGCAAACTGATGACATTCGAGGAAGCCAACGGGATGAAAGGGAATCCACATTATAAGGAAGATGTAGGCTATCGGGAGAACTGCCAATCGTGTGTAGTAGCCAATGAATTGCGCAGACGCGGATATAATGTGGAAGCCCAAATACGAATAAAATCGGATTCGAGAAACATCCCCCAGCAACTGTCTTCAAAAACAGAATGGGCATGGATAGACCCGAAGACAGGTGAAAGGCCAAAGAAACTTACGGCAGGCGGTCAGTACTGGGACCGCAATCTGCACAAGGAGAAAGCGAAAAGTGCTGCTGAAATGAAAAAAGAGTTCGACGAACTGACTAAAGAAGCAGGACGGTATCATCTTTCGTTCAACTGGAAAGGAAGAAGCATCGAAGGGCATATCATCACGGCCGAACGTTTCGGAAACGGTGGTTTGAGACTGTACGACCCGCAAATCGGTAAAATAGTGGAATGGAAAGACCTAAAAAAGAATATCCGCACCGAATATGGTATCCGTCTTTATCGTGTTGATAATATGCTAATCAACGAAGATATCATTGGCGGAATTGTTCGGGAGGCATCAGAGTGACGACAGTATTTCACTTGTCTCATCAAGCGTACTCCAGCGTGTGGTGGAAATATCAGAAACTAGAATATACTGGGGATAACCGCCACACATGCTCGACGTGGACGACTCAAGGGCGGCAATATATACGGAATACCCGTTCCAGTCCGTTTCATAAAGTGCATGATCATATTCTTTGCTTTTTGCAAAGTCATTGGCGGCTTTCTGCATGGCGGCAATTCTATCTGCTCTGTCCATTTTCATAATCATCTGAATGTTTAATTACAAAAATACGATTATTAATTATATAAAACAATGAATATTCAAGAATTTAAGCAGATACTGCTGCAAAAAGCCGCTGAACTGAATGATTTCCGCCACCGGAAACTTCCCGTTCTAGTAGGACGCACAGCAAAAGACCATTTTCAGGAAAACTTCCGCCAAGGTGGTTTTGTCGACGGTTCCCTTCATCCCTGGCAGGAAGTTCAAAGACGGAAAAAAGGCGGGAAAAGAGCTTCCGCCAAATACGGTACGCTGCTTTCCGGCAGAAACCACCTGTTCAGCTCTATCAAATATATTCCGGGAGACTCCAGCGTCACCGTGACAAACGACGTGGAATACGCAGCGTTACACAATAATGGCGGGCAGATAACCACACACCCGCAAGTAACCCCGAAAATGAGGAAATTCGCATGGGCGCAATATTACCAGGCAGCCGGAATCACCAAAAGGATGAAAGCCGGTGGTA